CAAAGCGTCATAAGCGTATCACGTTTTCTTTAGGTTCTATTGACATACGTCATCATATCCTACGCCATGAGGATTTCAATCTAAAGCATTTTATTAATGAATACGTATCGCAAGGAGAAGCAATTGATGCCGATGTGTATTATGCAGCGCCAGTTCCTGTTGAGTTCGAAGATAGACGTATACCTAAGACCGGATACTATAAGAAGACTGCATTTTATGGTACGGAATATGAACGTCGTGAACTAACTAATAGATTCATTGACGAGCTTGATACAAGGTCGGGTGGTGGTAGAGTTATTATGCCACCTTCTGACTGGTACACTATGGATTCTAAAACATACGCCAATACCTTTATGGAGCATGGATCTTCTTTCCATATTGCTCCACCATTTTATAGGCATAACGATTGGGGAGTAAGTTCTTTTGGCTCATAATAATCACGTAACTGACGGGTTCAATAAAGACGTTTCACCTTTATATGGAATGTCAGCCGCATTAGAATATTATTTAGATCTAGCACGTGATTGGGAAGATCCTAATCCAGCACCACGTATTACTACGCACGAAGGTATTAGAGTAGTCCGTGACGATGATCTTGTAGGAAGTAAAGTGCGAGGTGGCGATTGTCTTATATCAACACTACCCGAACACATTGACACCATCGTCTATGTACAACCACGTACTGGTCTGGCTGGTGTTTCGCTTCTTGATGTGGCAAAACGTCATGGTAAGAAAGTTAAACTATTCATGCCATCTTCAAAGAAGATATCGGTACATCAGGCTTGCTGTATTGAACGTGGATGTGACTATGACTTCTATCGTATTGCAGCGATGCCTAACCTAAATCTTATTGCAAAGAAATGGGCAGACAGACATCCTAATGCATTCTTTGTTCCTCTTGGATTGAAGCATGAATTAGTTACTGCTGGTTTCGTTAAGGTTGCATCGAGGATTAAAGAGCCTGATGAAGTATACCTTGCAACATCAACAGGTGTACTCACACGATCACTTCAAATAGCATGGCCTAATGCAAAGTTTACTTCTGTATGTGTGTCACGTAATATGAAGGCTGGCGAGTTAGGTGTAGCAGAACCTATATCAGAACCACTTGCCTTTCAAGCATCCGAGAAGACACACAACCTTCCGCCATTTCCTAATATTGCAACATACGATGGTAAAGTGTGGAAGTACATACCTAAGAATAGTGATAAAGATATTCTATTCTGGAACGTTGGCGGTGAGCCTGAACTACTAGATGATTCTATATACGATAGAATCGATTCATACAGAGACTGGAGTAAAAATGAAACAACCGTGGCTTAACGAAGAAGCAATAGACGTATTCTCTAACTACTATTATCCTAGGGCAAAATGGTTACAGGATAACGTTAACTGGGGAGATTCTGATTACTTTTGTGATGAGGCTGATGTTGCTGTTAATGATCCGCTCATGCAGACCATAGACATTTATGACTGTTACACTCGTAATGCTGCAGGATTCTCTAATGTACCACAGGACTTATGGTTCGGTTCAAAGACTCCTAAGTCAAGATGGCATAACGAGCAACGTCGTGAATTAAATGCATCTAATGATAGTATCGATTGGGATATGAAAACATGGTTATATGTATTTTTATGTCATCGTATTATGGGATCGGGTGCATCATTTGAGAATGATCATGGTTATCGTAATAACGTGGTTCAGCATTGGGGTAAGTATAAGACTATCGAAGAGATGGCTGCAAACATGGTTGAAACCAAGTCACGTGGTGTTCCAATGTTTACCTCTATTGGTAACCAACCACCTGCTCCAAAGAAAGGCACATCAAACGTAGACTATATGTCAATCGAACTTCCACCACTCATTGACCGTTTTCATAAATGGCTTATACTAGAAACTCGTGGGCATAAGGATATTGTAGACTACCTTAATGGATACAATGCTGAAGTAGGTCATAGGAAGTTTAACTTTGTATATGCAGCATTCTCAATGGATTGCTCTGACTACTTTCCTGAATATGTTGATGTGGATTCACATACTTATTTAGGTAATAATGCAGTAAGATGCATGAAACGATTATCATCAGGATGGAAGCCGGATGACTTTATGGACTTATTGGTTGAACGTACAGGTGGTAAGGCAAAAGATTTAGAGGATGTTATGTGTGATTTTGTTAGATTTGGTCAGAATTATGTACCACGTGGCAATGGAACATTTGATCATGTATCATCTGCATTATCGAATGGTTCAGGATGGGTATCCGGATGGGATCAAAGGCAAGGAAAGCCGCCAGAAAAAGGTTTACAATTGGATGCATTCATGTTATAATAGATGCATACTAATAAAAAACACAGGAAAAATAATGATAATATGTATGTACATTACTGCCCAAACAGTGTATAATAGGTCTTATCAATCAGGAAATACTAGGAGTATTATATTATGTCAATAATGAATAAATTAAAAAAGAACTCGAGGCTAAAACATACTGCGGTCCTCTCTGAGTCAATCTTTTTCTCGGAGAAGGACGTCATTCAAACTGATGTTCCTATGATTAACGTAGCACTATCTGGAAGTTTAGATGGCGGATTAGTTCCAGGCCTTACGGTTCTGGCAGGTCCATCTAAGCATTTTAAGACAAGCTTTGCATTGAAAATTGCTGCAGCCTATCTTAATAAGTATTCCGATGCTGTAATGTTGTTCTATGATTCAGAGTTTGGCTCACCACAATCATACTTTGAAAACTTTGGTATTGATACTTCACGTGTATTGCATACACCTGTTGCCAATGTCGAAGAACTAAAGTTTGATCTTATTAATCAATTAGAAGAAATTACTCGAGATGACAAAGTCATTGTTGTAATAGATTCTATTGGTAACCTTGCAAGTAAGAAAGAATTAGATGATGCATTAAATGAAAAGTCTGTTGCAGATATGACTCGAGCAAAAGCTCTTAAGGGTTTATTCCGTATGACCACACCATTCCTTGCAATGAAGAATATTCCTTTACTTGCTGTCAATCATACCTACCAAGAAATCGGTTTGTTTCCAAAGGCAATTGTATCAGGTGGCACTGGTATCTATTACTCAGCAGATAACATATGGATTATCGGCCGTCGCCAAACTAAAACTGGCACAGAGATTACTGGATATGACTTTGTTGTTAATATCGAGAAGTCACGATTTGTTAAAGAGAAATCAAAGATTCCTATCTCAGTATCATGGGAAGGCGGTATTGAAAAGTACTCAGGATTACTTGATGTTGCTCTTGCTGGTGGTTATGTTATTAAACCTAAGAATGGCTGGTATGCATTAGTTGATAAGTCTACGGGTGAAGTCGTTGGCGTTAACCGACGTGCTAAAGATACATCATGTGCAGAATTCTGGGATCCAATCTTTAAAGATACTGACTTCGGCGAATTTATTAAGAATCAATACTCGGTTGATCGTAAAGCTGAGCTAGGTGAAGACTTCTTAGACAATGTGCCGGAGATTGAATATAATGATGAAGTATGAGCTAGTTGACGATAAGACTGATGACGAGCATTTCGCAGTTCGCATCACCGAAGGTAAGTACATAGATACTATCTATCGTTATAATGAAATTAAGGTGACTGAATCCGATGACGATTACGCCACCTTAAAGTTTGATTATCATATCATGGAGGGTAATATGGATCTCCATAATGATACTGACTTTGAAGAAGAGTTAGGTCATATTCTACATGAATGTTTGATTGAAGCAATTGATTATAAAGCAGAAAGTGCAAGTGATAAAGGGAAAAAGACCTAAATGAATCCAGATATTCAGTCATTGATATTACGTAACCTTATTAGTAACGATGTTTATATGCGTAAGGTTATTCCTTTCCTTAAACGTGAATACTTCGAGGGTCCATTCAAGACTGTGTTCAATGAGATTATATCGTTTGTGGGTAAGTATAATAACTTGCCTACATTCGAATCGTTGTCCATTGAAATGCAAAACTCAGATATATCAGATCAGCAATTGACTGAATCTGGTAAGGTATTATCCAATATTACTTCAGTAGAGAAAGATGCCGATGTGGATTGGCTTCTAGAAAGTACTGAAAAGTGGTGCCAAGACCGTTCTATATACTTAGCTATTATAGAATCTATTTCAATCATTGATGGTAAGCATGAGAATCTTAGTAAGGATGCATTGCCAGACTTATTGCAGAAAGCTCTAGCTGTCGGATTCGATACTAATATCGGTCATGACTACTTCGGTGCTATCGATGATCGTTATGAATTTTATCATACTACGGAAGAACGTATGCCATTTGACTTAGAGAAGTTTAACTCTATTACAAAGGGTGGTCTACCAAAGAAATCATTATCTGTTGTTATGGCAGGTACTGGTACAGGTAAGTCGTTGTTCATGTGTCATGTTGCCGCTGCTGCATTAAGTGCAGGTCAAAATGTTCTGTATATTACTATGGAAATGTCAGAGGAACGTATCGCAGAACGTATTGATGCTAACCTAATGAATGTGCCTATTGATAAGATTGAAACATTAACAAAAGAATCATTCACAAATAAGATGACTAATATCTCTAAGAAGACTGATGGTAATCTTATTATTAAAGAATACCCTACTGGTTCTGCTCACGCAGGACACTTTAGGGCACTTATCGCTGAATTAAGCTTAAAGAAGAAGTTTAAGCCAGATATTATTATGATTGACTACATTAACATTTGTTCATCCTCACGGATTAAGAATGGCTTGGGTGGAAGTGTCAATACATACTCCTTAATCAAATCTATAGCAGAAGAATTACGTGGTCTATCTGTTGAGAATAACGTACCAATCTTGACTGCAACACAGACAACAAGAAGCGGTTTCTCTAATACCGATGTCGGTCTAGAGGATACTTCAGAGTCGTTTGGCCTACCAGCTACGGCTGATTTAATGTTTGCCTTAGTGAGTAATGAAGAATTACAATCATTGAATCAAGTTATGGTAAAGCAATTAAAGAATCGTTATTCCGATATAAATGATAACAAACGTTTTATCCTCGGTATTGACAGAGCTAAGATGAAGCTATATGATGTTGAAGAATCTGCACAAGGTTTGATGACTGGAGAAACCCCAATGCCAAATAGTTCAAGTAATGCTTTTGGTAAACGAGAAAACAATTTTGAAGGATTTAAACAATGATGAAGTATAATGAAGATATGATATTAACAGAGGTAGAGGAATATATAGAGTCAACTTATTCCTCTCATTATGCAAAAGGCGATTCTTTACAGACGCTTGATGTGTATAAAGCATTAGGATCTGCACAGACCACGTGTAGAGATACTGCTATTAAATACCTTATGCGTTATGGTGAGAAGGACGGATTTAATCGTAAGGATATGATCAAGGCTATACATTATATTGTGCTTATTCTTGGCATAAGCGATAAAGATAAAGACGTATAAATAATATCAATCTAAACTAAGGCAAATATAATGAACGTAACTATAGCAACTGAAGATAGCACGTTGTCAGATGATAAGACCGTTAAGGAAACCCTTGCCTTAATGGTTATTGTAATAAATGAGATAAGAGTTGAATTGAAAGAATTTAGAGAAGTATATAATGGAGAAGTAAATGACAGCTAGTTTAATATCGTATTCTCAACCACCAGCAGGCAGTACAATAACTCTTAACACAGAATCGGATAACGAAATTTTAACTAATTTGATTTCATTTTGTGCAAGAGTATCAGCTCCAGACAACCAAGATGATTATTCATCTGGTCAAAAGCTGATTAATTACCTGGTTAAGCATCAGCATTGGAGTCCACTTGAGATGGTCTCTGCATGTATTGGTATTGAAACGACCCGAGATATTGCACGTCAATTTCTTAGGCATCGTTCGTTTTCGTTTCAAGAGTATTCACAACGATACGCAGATCCTACTAAAGATCTAGAGTTCGTATTGCGTGAAGCACGTTTGCAAGATCCGGTCAATCGTCAGAATTCGATTGAATGTGGTCCTGAGCATCTTGATACTATGATTGAGTGGGGACGTCGTCAGAAATCAGTAATTGATCTGGCAGAAGAATCATATCGTTGGGCAGTGTCGAAAGGCATTGCGAAAGAATGTGCAAGGGTTGTTTTGCCTGAGGGTAATACTATCTCGCGTGTTTATGTCAATGGTACTATCCGATCGTGGGTTCATTATGTTGATCTACGTTCATCCAATGGAACACAGAAAGAACACATGCAAATTGCTAGAGCTTGCTCTAAAGTATTGCAGTCCATCTTTCCTAACATAGAGAAATACACGCATGATTAAATTTAAAGAAATGCCGTCAATGAGACCTGTGCCTATTCTAACAAAGGACAAAGGTTTTATTGGAGCAATACTATTGTGGCTATTGGCTACACGTCAATGGACTATCGCCGAAGATTGGAACTATGAGCTTCATGGTGTCAAATGTGTTATTCCAGCTGGATTCACTTTTGATGGCGCGTCTATTCCAAAGTTCTTTTGGAAATACTTATCTCCAACTGGTGTATTATTAATGCCAGGACTTGTACACGATTGGGTCTATAAGACACGAAGTGTTAAACGAGCCGATGGTCGTGATGCTGAAATGCTTGATCAAAAGAAGTGTGATGAACTCTTTAGAGATTTAGCCATTGAGATTAACGGATTTAAGGTAATAAATAATATTGCCTATTACATACTACGCGTCTTTGGTCGCTTTGCTTGGAATTCCCATCGAAGAAATGACACATTTTTAAAATAAGTTAAAATAGTTGTGTACAACACACCCCTTTCTGTGATATAATAACAGTATAACATTAAGGGGTTTTTTATGCTTCACGTTTATATGAAAGACAGTATTTTCTTGTATCACACTTCAGAGTTCGCTCAAGAAGTGGTTAGGTTGTTATGTATTGAAGACTTGGATATTGAAATAATGTTTGATGATGATATAGCAGATAATGGTTATTGTTATATTGACCCAACAAATAAGCAAAGTAATATTGACATTGTTATTAGTGAAAACATTAATAGAACTGAGCAGTTAATTACTATTGCACACGAGCTAATCCATGCATGCCAATTCAAAGAAGGTTTTGAACTTGACGAGCAAGTAGCTTATTTTATCGAAGAATCACTTTACTTAGAGGCCTTAGTAAACACACATGAATAAATTAATAGTAGTACTAGCACTAATACTTTCATCTGCAACCTATGCAAATGACCACAATTACGAAGAAGCGGATATTCAATGTCTTGCAGAGAATATCTATTTTGAATCACGCAATCAGGGTAAGTTAGGTAAGATTGCAGTTGCTTTAGTAACATTGAATAGAGTAATGCATCCACGCTGGCCCAACGATATATGCGGCGTTGTTAAGCAGGCAAAGATGTGGGGTGAAGTTGTTGTTCGTCATCAATGCCAATTTTCTTGGTACTGTGACGGTTTGTCTGACCAAATACGTGATGTTGGCGCCTTTATAGATGCCCGCCGTCATGCTATTGATGCTATCCTATGGTATCGAGCTGGACATGATTTTGTAGATGGTGCAACACATTATCATACTACTAAGGTAAATCCGTATTGGAATGCTAGCCTAGATTATATTGCTACTATAGATGATCACATATTCTATAAGTAATATTTTATATAAATAGATTAAAAGTATATAAGGGTTGACACGATGCAGACGTTTGAAAACATGTTATTTGAATTAACCGGTTGGGCCTCTATGACAAAAAGTCAATGGTTCAAGTATGGAGATGATAGATTAGACGTCTTAAGGCAAACAATTGTAGACGGTGATCCAATAACAATGACTAACGGCGAAGATGCTATGGTTGCCGGTACTACTGCAAATCTTAAAATTGTGGACGACTATACTAAGTTAGGCGACGAAGCTCCTGCTACCTTTACTCTGAAGTTAAAGAAAAAAGGTGAAATAGTTTCTAACATGATAGGCAAATCACCTATTTTTGGTGGTAAAGGTAAGGGTGGCGGAGCAACTGGTATCACTGCTAACGGTGAATCACTGCAATGCTTATTCTTAGCTGCCATGTTAGGTGAAGGTCCTAATAACGAATTCTCACACTTTACTCCTGAATTGTTACAATCTTATTATAAAGATATCGACGTTGATGTAGGCATTAAAGACGTTATGGCATCGGATGATGCATGGTTCTTCTCTGCATTCGTTACAGCACGATATTTAATCAGAAAGAAGTACGTGACAAATGCTCATACATTGCACCGTGGTTCATCCACAATGAAGGCAATATATAGTGCTAAGCGACAAGCATTTAAGAACTCAGACCAACCAGTATTGAACGACGACAAGTGGAACCCAGGTGATATTTGGGCAGTGAAGAAAGGTGCTGATATAAAGAAGCTTCTTGACGTCACCACAGTTGCTACGCTCAATGCAGATATTCTAAAAGCCTATGACAATAAAACGATCATTGGTATATCACTTAAGCAAATCGCTTCACTTGATAAGAAAGCACAATCCAAAGAATACAATCGTGATGATGAAATACTAGACAAGCATAAGTTTACTAAAGTAAGACTTAAGAGCGACGGTAAAAATTCAACCGTATGGACACTAAAGGGTGGTGTTATCACATTCGATGGTAGTACTAAAATGGACTTTAGAGCACCGTCTTCTATGGGTGCACTCAATGTTGAAATCATAGGTAAAGGAGCACGAGGTGGTAGAGCTGGATACGGTCAAATAACCTATGCAGCCAAAGCACATATGAAGCTTGATTTACCTACTAATAACGATATCAAAGCTCAATCAAAGAAGCTACTTGGCGGAAAGAGCCGAACCGATGCAAACAAATTTTATACAATGACTCACGCAGTTGAAAAGAATATGATGTCTAAAGAAGACTTCATGGCTGAGTTAAAGACCACTACAATAGATCGAATCCACGCTAACTTAGCTGCAGCTTACCTTGCAACTGGTTTACTAAAGTCTTCTTCGGCACAGAGGAACAACTTTGTAACGCATATGGTAAACTATGCAGGATCTAAGACTAATGACTCATCAATCTATATCAAAATTTCGGCTTAAGGAATACAATGAACGATTTTAATAATTATATCACTGAGGCATCTGCTAAGAATACGCACATGACTCATATTGAAGATCTTGTGCTGGATGGTGGAGTAAAAGGTGCACGAGATGCAATAATTGCGCTTCGCTCATTAAGGGATATGTTAGCAGGTCATGCTAAAGGTAAGACTGATGTGACTGTTAAATGGGATGGCGCACCTGCGGTATTTGCTGGAATTAACCCTGAGAATGGTAAGTTTTTTGTAGGTTCTAAGTCTGTATTCAATACAAACCCTAAGCTTAATTATACAGAAGATGATGTTGATGCTAACCACGGCGGTGGCCTTGCAGACAAATTAAAGATGGCTCTAAAAGAATTCCCTAAGTTAGGTATTACTGGTGTTATTCAAGGTGACATAATGTACACCAAAGGTGATCTAAAGAAAGCAGTTATTGATGGTGATAAGTATGTCACCATGCATCCAAACACTATTGCCTATGCCGTGCCTGCAGGATCTGACCTAGAAAAAACTATATCTAAAGCTAATATTGGTGTTGTGTGGCATACCACATACACTGGATCTTCTCTACAGGATATGTCTGCATCGTTCGGTGTTGACATATCAAGGCTTAAGACTGTTCCTTCAGTATGGAGCATCTCTGCTGATCTACCTGATATGTCAGGCCTTGCTACGTTTACCGACAAAGAGACTAAGGTATTGACCGGACACTTATCAAATGCTGGTAAGTTATTTAAAAAGATTGCTGCGTCTACTCTAAAAGAGATCGAGACTAATAAAGATTTAAACTTGCTGATTAATACCTTTAATAACACTAAGGTACGTTCAGGCAAGCGTGTTACCAATACTACTAAACATGTTGCTGAGCTCATCACATGGGTTGAGAATCGTTATCAAAAAGAGATCGATAAGCGTAAATCAGAGAAGGGCAAAACTTCTCAAACAAAGGCACGCGATGAGATCCTTTCCTTTTTCTCAAAGGATAACAAAGCAAGTCTTAAGTTAATATTTGACCTACAGAATTACATCGTAGAAGCTAAGCATATGCTCATTAATAAGTTGGCAGAGGTTGGTGGTATATCAACGTTTGTTCAAACTGCCGATGGTTTTAAAGTAACAAGTCCTGAAGGATTCGTTGCCATTGACCATTTATCAGGTTCTGCGGTTAAGCTAGTAGATAGAATGGAATTCTCAAAGAACAACTTTGATCCAGCAGTACTTAAAGGCTGGCAAACCGCAACACGTAATTAGTATAAATATAATACGAACATTAATAAATATAAATGGGATTAATTACTTATGAAGAATTTTGATGAGTATATTATTGATAAATTAGACGAAGCAGCAACAATGCAGCAACGCCTTAAGATGAAAGCGGCATTTAGAAAGAATAAAAGTAAGATCGCACTTGGACGTAAGAAAGCCTCTAAGAAGCTTGCAGACAAAGACACACTTATGAAGCGTGCAACTAAACAAGCAAAAGATGCTATTATTAAGAAGTTGACCAAGGGCAAAGGTAAGGGTGAATTATCATTTGCACAACGTCAATCAATTGAAAAGAAAGTCGATAAGAAGAAAGCCGCAATTGCCAAGATCGCTAAGAAGAAGTTGCCGGATGTTAAAAGAGCAGACAAAGCGAAATTGAAGAAGAACAAGGAAAAAGGTTAATGTCGAATTTTAAGTCGTTCAATGACTATCTAACTGAAGCAGCCGTAGGCGTAGTATTTACATTTGGCAGGTTTAATCCGCCAACAGTTGGACATGAAAAGTTATTAGAAGTATTAGCTAAGTCATCTAAGGGTGGAGATGTGTATCGAGTATACTCATCTCAATCACAGGATAAGAAAAAGAATCCTCTTGGATATGATGATAAAATTAAGTTTATGCGTAAAATGTTTCCTAAGCATGCACGTAGTATTATTAGTGATAAAAGTGTTAAGAATGCAATTGATGTCTTAGTAAAGTTATATGATGACGGATTTACGAAAGTCTCAATGGTTGTTGGATCTGATCGTGTCAATGAATTTGATGCTCTTGCCAATAAGTATAATGGCGTAAAAGCCCGGCACGGTTTCTACAACTTTGAAGGTGGTATTAATATCATCTCGGCTGGAGAGCGTGATCCTGATTCAGAAGGAGTGTCTGGTATGTCTGCCTCTAAGATGAGAGCTGCAGCAGAAAGTAATGACTTTGAACTATTTAATAAAGGTCTACCAAGGGCATTTAAAGACGGACAAAAATTATTTAATGCAGTACGTTCTGGTATGAATCTTAAAGAATCATATACATATAGAAAGCATATACAATTAGAATCGGTATCTACGATCAGAGAAGACTATATTAATGGCGATTTATTTAGTGTTGGTGATATGGTTGTTGTTAAAGAATCTGATGAAGTAGGTGTAGTATCACATCTTGGAACAAATTATGTCATATTAAAAACCACTAACGGTAAGTCACTCCGTAAATGGCTGGATAACGTAGATAAAGTAATATGACCGAAAGTACTGTGGCTGATGCGGCCCACAAAAGATTAGATCGCATTGAAGAAAAGATAGATAAATTAACTGACTTCATGGTAGGCATAGCTAGATTAGAAGAAAAGCAAATGAGTGTTGAAGATGATATTAAGACTATCTTAAAACGAATGGATTATACCGAAAGTAAAATGGACGCTGTTGATGACAGGGCCCGTGTAAATGAAGTTAAAATTGTTATTATATCCAGAGTTTTCTGGGCTGTCGTAGTAGCATTAGTGATCGCGGGAATAACCGTTTACGGTCCTGGTCAATTAAGATAAATTAGGAGTACATGTTAGTGAAAACGTTTAAACAAATGGTTGCCGAAGGTGCCAATAGTGATACTAAGAATGATGGTAAAGAATATCAAGCGTTCTTTGCAGCTGCATTAAAGAAATTTGGTGTATCCAGTCCAGGCGAACTTAAAGGCGATGACGAGAAGAAATTCTACGACTATATCGATGCCAACTGGGAAGCTGATGACGAAAAAGCTGAAACCTATGATGGTTCTAAGAAAAAGAAAATGAAAGAAAACCTTCGCAAAGATATAGCTAAAATGTCTGCTAAGTTTCCTGAAGGAAGCAAAGTTAAAATGAAGAAGAATGGTAATGTAGGTAAAGTCTTAAGTGTTACTAAAGACTCTATTAAGGTTGCACATGGTGATAAGACTATGGATCATACAGCCGATGAGTTAGAACTGGTCGAGTATGCAATCGGCACACCTAAGAAGAAGATGAATGCTTCTAAAAATAAAGAAGAAGGTAATGCTTTTACTGGCGCACTTAATGCTGCAAGAGAAAAGGGTGATTCAACCTTTATTGTTTCTGGTAAAAAGTACAAAGTGGAAGATATGGAAGGTGATGAAGGTGATGAAGAATACGTACCACACAAAATGTATAAAGATGGTAAAGTAGCTGATGCACCTACCGAAGAAGAGCATAATCGCTTAAAAGACCTTGGTTGGACACACGAAAAACCCGCATAAATAGTACTACAACAATAAGTAATAGGAATAAGCACATGAACCCACGATTTAAAAGAGCACCTGCTGGAAGTAAATTGACCTTAAGTGGATTTTTTAGCCAGTCTGGCGAACCACTAATGATTGGTAAGTTTACTCAAGATGAGTGTGACGAGTTTAACGGCGTTAAGAAAGCAGCTCCTGCTAAGGCAGAATCAACCGATAAGAAAGGTACGATTAACAAACTCTTCTCTAAGTAAAATTTTATGTCACTATTTGATGCGTTAAATGCAGATAACTTTGAGTTGTTTGCAGGGAAATATTATACTAACCCACAGTGTACGTCTATTGAAGAGTTTCAAGAGGATCTGCTTAAGTTTAAGTACCTCAAGAAACTCTTCACTAGGTATAACAATAACGATGATTTGCAGATTAGATTAATTCTAAACCATATCATCATACTATATAATGTATTTGAGGCTGACGCCTGTACTGCAATGCTATATCATAAGATGAACAGTGCATCATGGAACGCTCTGACAACGTTTATAATTTTTCTAAATTATATTACAGAACCGCCTCATGTTGACATATGTATAGATACATTTATTACTAACGAGCTGAGTAAAATCTAATGGGGTTTTTAACACGCGCTGCCGATACGGTATACACATTTAGGTTCCTAAAACTATTAGTCACGGCATGGGAAGATACACCCGCGTTTGAATTAGGCATCATCGACAAGGATGGTCAACCAATAAAGAAGGTAAGGGATCTTACATCAACTGAAAGGGACGTATACACTATGTTCCATAGGTTAGTTTATAAGATTAAACGCCTAATGAATAAGGTACCTGGTGGCAAGTCAAAGATCGCTTCTTATGGTGCTGCATT